AACGTGGACACTCTTGAAGCAGGCGCTCGCGCAGCAGCCGGGGTGTTTGAGAAGTACGGCTTCGAAGCCTATGCGGGCAGCAGACTTGATTAACCCGGGGGCCCACAGGGTCTTTGGTTGACAGTTTGGATAGATGACGCTATAATTACTACATACACACAAAGGAACTATATGACAACTAATCAAGCCTTTTTCGTATTCATAGCAGGACTCATACTTACACTGGGTGCAGTGGGTGGTGTAGAAGCCAGCGTGGATGCAGAACAACTGACAGGCAGTTTGCTATTGGCAGTGTTGGGCCTGTTGGCTATGTATGCGGGCACACTGGGTTTCCGTAACAGTCACTACTATGACTAACATGATTACCATTACAGGACTCACACACAAGCAAAAGGCCATCATGGACATACTGTGGGCCTGCACCAGTATAGAGCAAGCTCAACTGTTCATACGAAGCATGCCCACACCCAAGGATCGTGCAGACGCTAACAGCCTTATGCAGATGGCAGTACTGGAAACACTAGAACAAGAAGGAAGGCTAGAAGACTATGCGGCTCGTGCTGACATGTGTATTGCTAACGCTCGCAGCGATTAGCACAGGCTGCGCCAGTAGGGATCCACGTGATGCACCCTGGGACCCCAAGACGGGTCGTGCCTTACACGAACAGTTACCTAACTGGGATCACCCAATGGGCAAGCAGCCTTGTTATAACCCTAATGGATGTAGGAAGTAGTATGGGATACATTGTATACAACACAGCAAGCGGACGTGCAGAGCGTTACTACAAGCAAGAGCGCACAGCAAAGCAGCAGGCTACCAAGCTGAACAACAACCCGCATCGTCTTCGATATGAAGCTGGGGAATACCAAGTGTTGCCCTACGCTGCATACGAAGGGGTCCTTATGGGACTCAAGGGTGACATGCTGACCTATTGGTCATGGTTGAACACCGCCAACCGATGAGGGGTCGGTGGTGGTCGGTGGGCGAGGCCGGCCGGCATAGTACTGTATATACGTACAGTAGTTTAAAAAGTGGTAGTGGTCTAAAATCACCACCCTGAAACGAAAAGTACTTACCCACAATTTTTTAGCGTTCTTGTTTTTTCCCTCACACAGCCCTTTTTCTGTAATCTTGTTTAGTGTAATCAAAACTAAATAATTCATCATGAACATATTCATACCCGTGCTATTCATTTGTGCCAATTCAACTTGTGATTTTCTGCAGGCAACCACACATTTCTATTCAGCTCAAGAGTGTGTGCTAGCTGTGGAAACCCAACGTGCCTTGATTGTTAACACAGCTAGAGTCCAGGGACTAGCTGTGCTGGTGCAAGCAACCTGTGTTGCAGCTCAAGTAACCTCTATATAAGTCGCATGTACGTTCCCATTCCCCCAGATCCTGGTACTATAGAAATCATCCTATACTGGTTGAAAAACGCTTTTTAAAAAATTTGCGCAGTATTTTTTTCTCAGCTTGTAACCTTTTTTTACTATATACTAGTATGAAACAACAACGTACAGAACACGAAATCATTAGGGGCAAGCTGTATCGCTATGATCCCGACTTTGATGCTTACTATGCAGTACATGATGTAGAAGGTCCAGTCAGCCGCTGGGCATGGGTGTTTATTACCCTGTTACTAGCTGCCATTGCATATTATGCGGAGTTTCATGCTAAATAACACTATAACATTGTTACCCATTAGGAGCATAGCAACATGTCAAGAACAATTACACCATTAAGCGCAGAACAAGCAGCAGCCACAGCTCTAGCAGCTCGTAATGCACGTGGCGCAGAAGCACAAGCCAAACTAGCGGAAGGCGAAGCTGCTCGTGCAGTATACAGCGGTCTACTCAAGACTTCAGTAGAAGCAGCAGAGTACGGAGCACCAAAAGCAGGACTTGAAGTAACGGGTCGTCCAGAGCATATCCCCACTGGCCAAGCATAAACCAAGACTTAGTTTAGTTCGCTAATACTCCGATAAGTAGTTACACACTGCTTACGGAGTATTTTTATGACGCAATTCAAGCCCGCAGCCACACCCAATTTGGCCAATACGTGGACACCCCCGGATCCCACTAGTATATTAAATCCTAGTATGACAGTAGAGTTCTCAGACTTTGTGGGCAAGTTTGAACATGCCTTTACAGAGGACTACTGCTCATCAGCTATTGAATACTTTGAGAGCATGAACGCTCTAGGCTTTGGACGCAGTCGCCAGCGAGTGGAAGGTGTGCCTGCGCATCTAAAAGACACAGTGGCCTTTAACACCAGTCGTGCTGTGTCAGCAGGTGTTAACGATATTGGCATTGTGGGCGTACCTTCTATGCAAAATCACTTTCTAGATGTGGTGTGGGAATGCTATAGAATCTACACTGAAAAGTACTCTGCTCTAGACACACAAGCACAGCAGGGCATTTATGAAATCAAAATACAAAAAACTGAAATAGGCGGTGGATTTCATGTGTGGCATTGGGAACAGGAAGGACGTACCAGTTGCAGCCGACTCATGAATGTGCAGTTGTTTTTGAACAACGTGGCAGCGGGTGGAGAAACAGAGTTCTTGTACTATCCCCGAGTAGAGCCAAGTCGTATGGGCACCTTACTGATCTACCCTGGCAACTACACGCACACACATCGTGGAAATCCTCCACGCAGTGGCGTCAAGTACTTGGTCAACGGTTGGATTGAGTTTTAACATGATAGTTAGACGGCATGAAAACCTACTAGGCCCTAGTCAGTATATCTATACTCGTGAACGCTTGACACCCGAAGCTATACAGTGGTTCTACAGCCCCTTTACAGCCAACCCCGACGATCTGGACAGTATATCAGAATACTCAGGCAGCTTCAGTCACCTTATCGGCGCAGACGACAAGGGTCTAAGCACTCTGTGGGAGCCGGCTCTACAGGTGTTATTTAGAGCGTGTGATCTCAATGGTGAAACTCCTGTTAGTGTGTTGCGCATACGCTTGGGCTTCAGCACTCGTACTCCCGAAGAAATAGTACACACGCCTCACGTGGATCATCCTGTGCTGGAGCATCGCACAGGCATATGGTATCCCTACTCTAGTACAGGTCCTACTAGGGTTTATCGGGAAACACGTCGACAACCTGTGCCCAAGACTCCTAGCTTGATCTTTGAACAGGCACCTACTGCTAACCTATGGTTTGACTTTCCGGGACAACATTATCATTCAAGTTCTACTCCTACCTTGCACGAAACACGCATGGTAATGACCGTAAACTATCAAATAGCAAAAAAATAATTAAATACTACTAGCATGTTGCTAGTTTATCTTGAACCTCTAGTGTTAGCGCAAGTTACGATCTTGACCTCGTGGGATCGGCAGGTTCGGTATTGGCCGCGCAGTTATGCGCATACAGAACAGTATAACGCAGCAATTCCTACAGATTGGTGGCTCCTGTTTAGTGCTGAAATGCTGGCTGCACAGTGGCTCATCATGTACCCTGAACAGACGAGAATAGTGCGCACTTTATTCGACTAAAAAATCTTGCGCTAGTGCTACGCACAAAAAAATTTGCGCTGCGCCTTCGGCATCACAAGCATGCCCAGCTAAATAATTCATCAAGGAGATATCATGCAGGCTTACAAAATAATGGCTCGTAATTCACGTACAAAACAGCGTATTGTACAACAGTTCCTAGACGGCACTGAAGTGCGTGAACTTGCACTGGCAGAAGCACAAGCTCGCGAATTTGCTGAACGCATGGGCCTACAGGGTCGCGATCAGTGGGTTGGTGAAGTAGAACTGTACCAAACTCGTTAACCTTTGTATAGGTAGTTGATCGAGTCTTCGTTTTCTCTAAATGTAGTGGCCCCGTTCTTGTGATGGAACTTGCGGGCCATTTCTGTCTTGGGACTTAGCGTAACAAAAGTTTTCACTTCAGGTTTGGTTTCTTCAATGTTCTTTTGAGCAGCCATGATAAGATCTTTGCCCGCACCCGCAGCATAACTCCAAATGGTATAGAACACAGCAGTACTAGAATTAACTGCAAGATCAGTCAGTTCGTTAACTGATTTGGGAATGTCACTGAGAAACTTGACACAGGTAACTGCAATTGGATCACCTTGGTCATTTTGCAACACGTAAATTTTGCTATTACCATTGACACGTTGATCTAGGGGAATTTCTGGTCTCACAGGATCGTCCTTGATTAGTCGAAGCAATTCGTCGGTTAGATCATTAATTTCGTGCAGCATGGTTGACAGTGTCCTTGTGAGTCGTGTATACTAGTATACATGAATACTTATCATAAATCAATAAAATACGCACTGAATGAGAAAATAGATAATTAATAATATGACATATCCCGCAGGACGTAAACTTTTTATATTGGGCGACAGCTTTGCTGCCTGTAGGCCCGGAACTGAATCCGCACCCACTTGGCATAGACTTACCGCAGACCTGTTGAGTCAGCATCACGGGGAACCAGTACACTTAATCAACTCATCATTGATTGGGTCAGCACAGGACTTTTGTTGGGGACTACTACAGGAATGGTTTTTTAACAATGCTATAGGACCTGACGATTATCTTGTTGTTGCCCTAACACATCCCAGTCGATATTGGTTTCTAGAAAGACTTCCCGAACTGACCAATGTTAACATTATTGATTTAGATCGACATGTTACTAAAGAAGAAGCCACAGCTATTGAGCTGTTTATCAAGCACATACAACGTCCTAACTTAGACACAATGCTGTTGATCAATCGCATGGCCTATTTGGCTCTTATGGTTAACGAGCAAAAACTCAATCGACCGTTGATGATCAACTGTTTTAATCAAATGATTGGGCATGCTGAAGAGTTTGAAGAACTAAATTGGGCCAAGGGCAATTTGTTTGAAGATATCCAACGTGGCGAATTTTCCGATAAGGATCGTGAAGTTGCTGATGTTTTTTGGCGAGGGCTAGACGGCAGATTCAATCACATGTGTCTTAGCAATCATAAAATACTCGCTGAAAAGATTGCCACAGCATTGATCACTGACTCTGTTCTTGATATTACATCTGGATTCGTTGAAAAGATTATACCCGATGATTGGGAAACTAATATCGAATTCCAGCAGACTGAACTGGATTATGAAATTACTCTTAGGAACTTGGACAATAGAAAGCAATACAAAAATTCTTTGTTGCCCTGGAAAAACCGTCGTGGAATTACCACTAATAACAAATGAGAAATCCTAAATTATTCGTGGTAGGCGATAGCTTTATGGTTCCGCCGTTGAACGAAGAAATCAAACCCTGGTGGATTCAGCAGGCTGCTGATGAACTGTCACGACTATCAGGCAAGACTGTTGAAGTTGATACCAAAGCAGTTATGGGCAGTGCTCAAGACTTTAGTTGTTTTTTATTACATCAATTGTATTCAGGGCGCATCACACCCGACGATTATTTGATCATTGGATTGACACATCCCAATCGTCAATGGTACTTTGAAACACAGCCAGACGTTAGCAACCATCATCTAACTGATCTAGACGAATTTGTAACCAAGGATCAGGCCAAGGCTATCATGGGATTCATTCAATACATACAGCGACCTTTGCTAGATACACTTCATTTACAAAATCGTATGGCCTATGTGGCTTATCAAACTCGCAGACAAAAGTTACGCAGGCCCTTGGTTATCAAATGCTTTGATCAAACTGTTGCACAGGCTGGACAATTTAAAGAGCTTAATTGGGCCAATGGCAATCTAATGGATCACATACAGGTGCATGAGTTTTGGGATCCACTATTAGATGAAAATCAAGTCTATTGGAAAGGCATTGATCCTAGATACAATCACATGTGTCTTAGCAATCACAACATTCTCGGGCCACGTGCAGGTCAAGCACTGCACAATGATACCACATTGGATTTAGTTGACGGTTATATGAAAGGTATCATACAAGCGGACTCTATTAATGATAGAGCATGGATTGAACGAGAGATTAACCCGTTTGTAGTAGATGCTAATGCCAAACAGAAACGATTCGAAAAAGGCATGACCAGTTGGGCTGTGCGCATGGGTATTAGCAAAGATTTCAGCATTAAGCCGAAAACTATAACTAAAGGCGTTAAATGAGACAAGCTAATTTATTTCCCACTGTGATACAAGAATACGATCTATCAACAGATCCAGACCTGCCCCTAATTAAACAATTGATTGCAGTTCACAAAACTAAACCACACGGACTGCTTCACGGCGCAGAAAGTAGTTATAATCTGTATGAACGACAATTTTTAGACATTGCAGAACTTGCTGGATTTAAACAGCGTATACAAGACTGTGTTGATAGTTATATTACAAACATGGGGATTAAACCAGTTACAATTTCTAGCAATTGGTTTAACAAGATGGGCAAGGGTCAACGAGTTGACAATCACCGGCACGAAATGAGCATTGTGTCTGGAGCATTTTATGTTGATGCAGATCCGGGCAGTGTGCCACTGACTCTACACAGTCCAATAGCAGCATTTAAGATGTTTGATTTTGTTCAAGAACCAAACTTTAATAGTACCAACCATTTTGATATTGATTGTGTTCCCGGAAAGTTAATAATATTTCCCAGTTGGTTAGAACATAGCACTGATGTTAATTCAACTGATAACAGAATTACTATTAGTTTTAATACTGTTTACAAAGACTAAATTAACACTTGAGTTTGTTCTAGACTCAGTTCTTGATCTTCTAGTTCGCGAATCTTATCTGCAATTTCATCAATAAGACCCAAATTTCTTAGTATTTTGAAAACTAGGTTTTCCACCGACCACTCACCTGCACGTTCCAATCCTGCTTTGCGCATCTTGGTAATTTTTTCTTTAACAGCTCTTAACTTGTTAAGATCCTTGCTTAACAGGGCAGTTTCGATATCATGGATGACTGAATCTTTTTTAGCTTCCACAGCACTGTCATCTACTTCTGGTTTTATTTTCTTAGGTTCAACCAGCCATCGATTGTCAGCTATGCTATACACTCCGGTACTGTGGTGTTCTTCTTCTTTGCCCTGAACATAACATTCAACAGGCAATCCCTTGATAGTAATATTGTGTTGCTCTGCCCAGAGTGCCTTTTTGGCATTGAACAGTTCGCGAGCCGCTTCTCCTACCTCTCCTTGAATAATAAGATGCAGATCTAGGTCGCTGTGATCAGTCCAAGTATAATTGGCGTTTGATCCAGTAATTGTGTAATCTACTACATCTAGATCAATGCCTATAAACTCTTGAAATGCGTCAGCAATTTCTTTGAGCTTTTGTGCAACTGCTGGGTCGAGCGAATCACCGTCCCATATCTTGGGATTAAGACGGCGATTAACTGTAATTATATCTGATCGTTCTTGTAATTCTCTTAGGCGCATTCATTATTTAGCCCACATTAAGTGATAAGCTAGTAGTGTTTGTTGATCGTAAAATTCTGCTATGAGTTTGAAATCGTCGTTGAGTTTATCTACAACTAACTGGCATTTTTCCTTGGGCTGTTTGTTAATCCAACTTATTAGATCAACTCCTACAGTTTTGTGTACGTTGGGCCAATCGACTTCAATCGGTGCATCGATGCGTGTGTGCCAATGATACAGCTCAAGTCTATTACTCTTCATCATTACCCATAGAATTTAAAATTTCACGTAATTTTGTGGATTCTACGTTAGCACGAACTTTTCCAACGCCTGTGCCTTGCGATGGGTCTAATCCTCTACCTGCATTAGGCGTTGGATTAAATGGGTCAAATCCTTCTTTGGGTTGTGCCCGGTCGTCGGATTTTACAACTGTTGATCTATTTTTAATAGATTCGATGATCGAACTACTACCCCTAGATGTTGCTCCACTGTGTTCTTGTTCGTCCTCTGGCAAGTCTGAAATCTTAAGACTTTCAAGATTAAATTCAAGATCAATCTTCATGCCTACTCCGCTTGAGCTACGAGTCTTCATCAACTGTAATTGATAGCGTCCACGTTCACGCATAGCCCTGCTGGTAAAGATACCAAACACATTATCTGCAGTTTGAATCTTGCTCAAGCCACCTGAGATATGACTGTGGTCAAACTCCACTTCTTCAACAGCACCACGATTTAACTGTGCCGCAGTAACGAACACACAGTTCTTTTCCACTGCTAGGTTACGCAATTCTTCCGATACATATTTGTCTTTGATAAACAAGTCTGCTGGGCTAATCTTCTTGCTGAGTGGCATCAACAAGTCTAAGTAGTCTACTAGAAGTACATCTACTTTCTTACCTACTTTGATTTCATATTCTTTTAGATATGCACGGATATCATTGGCAGTCTTGCCACTTGGCATGTACTTGACCTGTAACAGTCCAGATTTCTTGCCAATGATTTTGACTTTCATTTCAACATCATCTAGGTCCTTGAAGATGTCTTTGGTTGCTATTCCTGTTAGCATTGCATCAATACGCATACTAACTAGTGCTTCTGAAAGTTCCAGTGTTAGATAAACCACGTTCAATCCTGCAAGTGCAAAGTTCACACCCAAGTTAGCCAAGAACAAACTCTTACCTGCACCAGATCCACCTGCAAAGATATTCAGTTCTCCTCGATTGAATCCACCGAACAATCTTTTATCCATTGTCGGCCAACCTGTACTTACCTGTCCGTTCTTGTCCTTGATGCCCATCAATCGGCCACGAGGATCAGCAAAGTAATCTGTGCCCATGTCTCGAGCAAGTCCAATCTGTACTGCTTCTTTGATCAATACTTCTACTGCACCGTAGTCATGTTTTTCTAATAGATCGGCTGATTGTATAATTGCACGTTCAAGAGCCTTGTGTTGAGTAAACTTCTCAAACTCATCCATAAACCAATCCATATGTCCTTCTTTGAGGTCCTCTGGACGTTTGAGGTCAACTCTGCAGGTGGCATTGACCATTTCATAGTCTGGCAATACATTATACCCTTTGGCATATTCATGTAGAAACTCTGCCGCATCTTGCAGTTTGCGATCAAATAATGTGTGATCAAAAATACCTTGACAGCGAACAAATACTTCTGCGTCTGCCAGCATAAGTTCAAGATATAATTTCTGTACTTCGTAATCGTAATTTTTTATCATGTTAAAATTATATAATCAATAATAATACTTCTACGTGGTACTGATTTAACAGGATACACACCGTGGAATATATCGCCTCTCATTAAAACACATCTTCCAGGCCAATTCATGAAAGACACGTATTTTGTTTCATCCTTACTGGCCATTAATGCAAACATTGAACCCCATTGTGCTTCCTTACCATCAAATTCTGGTACATTGGCTTCGTTAACTTTAACACTATGAGTCTGTGCATCCATGTAGATAATCTGTGTTACACAGTTCTTAGAATGAGTGTGCATTGGTTGCCAACCACCTTCTTTGTAATCAATATACCAACTAATTACTGGTCGGATCTCAGATTCAATCCCATTCTCTTTTAATTTTCGGTTAGTCCACTTATAAGCACCATCTGCTACTGTATGCCACAACGGATGTGCTTCAAAGTCTCCACCGTACTTCTTTGGGTATGCCAACATTACACTTTGATCCGGATCGTGCCATAACGGGTACTGACTAGCATGTTGGGCTACAGTTTCACGACCATAGTCTTCACTTGAATCACGATCTAAGAATGGAAGAAACTCTTTGTATCTAGTGTACTGCGTGTCAATTAACCACTGATCCCCTACTTGATATTTTTTATTGTGCTTGTGATTCTGCATACTTTTATTATACACGAATCTCTATATGTTTTGCAACACCAAAGTTGTATTTTTGCTCTCTTTGTTTAGTGTGATACAATACTGCTCCAATACTACTGCTAGGGTCTCCTGGATTAGGCAATGACCAACGATACTCAAACATGGGCTCTACAATTTTTTTATTTGCCTTGCTGTTCATTGCACATCCACCCATGTATACTAAACAATCTGAATTAGTTAGTTCTTTTGCCTTATTCATAATCAATGCAATTTGTTCTTCAAACACTAATTGAACAGCGGCAGCAAGATTGCATTCGTCTTCTATGCTATCTATGTAGAATTTTTGATCATTAACACCTTTGTGAAAATTATAATTCAATTCTAAAAGACCTGTAAAATATTTCTTTACTTTGTAATAAAAAATTTTAGGATTGCCTTTTTCAGACATTTGTTGTAACTGATATTCATCTTGAATAGGAGTCATTCCGAGAGCGTGTGTAAATGCACTGTAAAATAATCCTAAACTATTTGGATAGCTTCTACTCCACACTTTGCGCATTTCTCCTTGCTTGCCTTCCCATATGGTAGCACATTCAAACTCACCTATGGCGTCGAGTACCACAATAGCACAATGATTAAAAGGACTGGTATAGTAGCCTGCGGCTGCATGGCTAGCATGATGCGGAGTATAAGTGATCGGAGCATAATGTTGCGCTTTCATGTATTTGCGTGGAAGTACGGACATGTCTAAGACACGATGCCATTGGCCTGCACGTAGTTGTCTTGCCTTCTTTATCCAGGGACGTTCGTACCAAAAGATACGATCCGGTGCTCCAACATGCAGGGCATCGGTAATTATTTTGCTGTCTAACTCGTCCGAAGAGCCCGCTTGGTTGGACCATAGACTACCGTCCTTGAATACAGCTAGACTAGAACCGTGATTAAGGGCATTCACCCCCCACTCAATCATTTGTAGATAAATGGATCACGTTTACGTAATTCTTCTAAACGTTTTTTCCACGCCTTGTGTTCTTGATACTTGTGCCAGGGATATAAAATAAAATTTAGTATTTTTTTAACCATGTTGATTCTCCATATATTCAAACTTATCTCGAAGTTTTCTTTTTTCAATTTCTATTTTAGCAGGATTGTTAGTGGCTGTTTTTATAGCATCCACAATAACAAATAATTTTCCATATTTTTGTACAGCATCTGCACAATCTTTAGTATCATTGTCCCACGTGGGGAATGCTACCTTCCATCCTAATTCTTTTGCTTGATCAATCAATACCAGTCCTGGAATATCTTGATCTGGGATCACAATAACTTCACATCCTATATTATTAATTATGCGGGCCTGCTGCGAAGAGATTTCATTAGTGAGAAGTGCAACACCTCCGATTGATAATGCATCAAACGGGCCTTCACAAACAAATACATATTTTTTTTCTTCTGTTTGCTCGTCAACATTGAACACAAAAAACGGATGTTGATCTGACAAATATTTTGGTTTGCCGTTACGAACTTTTCTTGCAGTATTGCCAACAATTTCTCCGTTATAGAAAAACGGAATGATAACTCTATCAGAATATCCTGGTTCAGGACTCCAATAAAAATTATTGGCAGCTGGATCAAACCCTCTATCAACAAGATATTCTAATACTGGACCTAGTTCAGTTAATAATGATGATGATCGATTAGCCCATTCTTTAATAGGCAATGAGCCTGGCGGCAATTCTTTTTTCGTGAATATTACAAGTTCTTTTGATTCTGTAGGCACATAGTCAACGGATTCGGTTTTCATAGCATCGAATATCATGTGCTTGATATCGTCGTCTGATGCTCCTAACCACTTACACAAATTTTTAAATTTAGTAGTTAGTGACGACCCAGGCTTCCACCCTGTAGAAAATTTACAATTAAAGCAATTGAATACAATTGAATCGCCAACCATAAGCCCGCCACGTTTACGAGTATCTGAACTATGTCCACGATGACTGCAACATGGGGCATTAAAACTGATCCATCCGCTAGGGCTCGACTTAGCACGGGGAGGTATTAGTTTACGAAAAGTGTCTACGACTAGGGCCATAGCACTAGTATACTATCTATACGTTATTTTGTCAAACTTTCCGGTAGAATTAGTTACCGGAGTATGCACAATTCGAAACCATTTCCATTTGCCGGTAACGTTTGAATACATTAACGGGTCATTATTGATCGAAATTGTAGTAATTGTTGTCCAATTATTAGGTGCAGCACTTTCGTCTAAACTTGCTTGTATTTTTACCGATCCAGTATATCCTGTTGAATAAAACGCAAATGTATGTGTACTGTTACTAACTTCTGATTCATAATTTGTATCTATTAGACTGCTAGTAAAAAATATATTACCAATTTCTCCAAACACACCGGGGTTATATTCAGCAAACTCGATTATATCAAGGCTCGGTTGCAAATTACCTTTTATGTCGCCTACAACTTCGATGTTAGCTACAGCACCATACTGACTATCAATATATAATGGAGTTTTTACTCCTGTTGGAGTTTCTTTGTAGACCGAGTATTGATAAAACCCATTGTTGATATCATACAGTTCTTGTTCGGTAATAGTTACGTAAAATCTACCTTTGGTTATATCAATAGGTGTGCAAGTTTTTGTAACCACTAAACTTTGGTTGCTGTACCTAATAAGGCTAAATGATACTGTGGAGCCGGTTACATTTAATGCTTTTTCGTCAGAGTTTCTTATCTGAATATCAACACGGTTATCGGCACCACGAAACAGCTTTACAGTTCGATTATACACTTTTCGATACCTCTCCGTGGTCCATGTCCCAGGGACATTTGTGTAGACGTCGACCTTGTTTGGATATAAATAAACTGGAATTAGTTGCATACATTTGTCGACCCTTTAATATATTTAGTATGAGAATTACAGAAAACCTACAAGAAAATTTTCCGTTTATTAGCGTTATCACTCACGTTAGCCAAGAATACGTGGGTATTATCATCAATCAAGATGCCGCAATAACTAGCCTTTATGATTATGCTTCTATTAAAACAGATCCAGAAAAAGCCAAGTTTTTAGAATTAGGAGAAGCTTGGTGGTGGGAATCAAATAGGCAAATCCCCATTAATATATTTTTATCTAGAGAAATTTTTGAGTTTAGATACGCAATTAAGAATTTTTCAACTAAAGATGTTAGACTTGTATTAGGCCCATGCACAAGTTTAAATGATATTATAACAAAAAGAATTAAACGAAAATCTATTACGCTAGTTAGAAAAGCAACTTAACTAAACCCATAACTAATATTTTCGCAAATTAAATTCATTTGTACTACAATGGCTACAGCATATGCAGTAGCATGACTTTTCTTAAAGAAATAGTCATCGTTTATAGGCTTTACCCACACCTCTGAATTGATTTCGTTCCATCCTTTTCCTATCAAGTAACGCTTGGCGGGACGAATCATTGCAAGTACTGCCGCTAATTGTTCCACACTCTGCGGCTTTGTTTGTTTTAAGATAGACCCATGTCCATTCACATGAAATAGCAAGTTGCTAAAGTCGTCTTGTTCTAGTAGATCCCATAGTGGTTCAGTCCCCATTAGTTGTGTTAAGTGTGCCTCATCTCGAACACCTTTATAAATCCCAACATTAAGAAAGTCTATTTTAAAAAACTTATCCTCTGCTTGGTCATATGGGATAGAACATAATCCAGTGATCGGATCTACTGGAACATCGTGTAGATAGACTCCGGTATTGTGTTTCACTAGATTATTATTTTCAAGACGACTTGCAGTTGTATATTTAAATAATTTAAGTGCGGCTTCTCTATCAACAAAGTCAATATCGATGTCTGGCATTATTGTAACCTCGTAGTTTCAAATAACAGTAATGGCAATGTTTCTGCTAAAAATTCTGCATATTCTGCTGCATCTTCATCATCATCAAAACCAGAAAATTTTACATATACATCGTTAGTATCTTCTGCAACTACTACTTCAATATCAATGTCATCTCTAGAAATAAATTCTTCGTTGTCTTTTAATTCTTCTTCTTGAATCTCAGGATCTGGTCGTTTGGCCATTATAATATTTTCGCCTCCTTGATGACGTCTTTAATAAGTTCAATATCTGCCGGTAAAGATTTAAATCTACGCATCCAGAATTGTGGGTCAATTACCGGACCAACAATTTCTAATTGTTCGTCATTCATGCGCTGAAGCATTTCTTTTCCTGCTTTGGTATTTAACAAGATCCAAGGACTTATTAAACCTTCTTTAATATCGTGTGTAGCTCTGTTTAAATTAACATAAGCAAAATAGTGTTCCCACGGTGCAGAGTTGTTATCTGCCCAATTCATCATAGACTGGATCGTTCGTTGTACAGCGCCATCTGCAGGTTCTATTTTAATTAGTTCGCTGATGTATTTGTCGTATAACTCGTCTCTGCACCAGTGATCTAATTTAACTCCACTCTTAACAACAAAGTCAATAAATCTTTCTGGATAGATCGGAGCGGTATTAACCATGAAGCTACCAAACTTAACAAACGCTGTATAAAAACTACTTGATGCAAATTCCTCAAAAGTTTTTGGTTGCTTTGCTTTTTGTGTGAGCTCATAAAACCGCTGGAAAGTTAACAGCCCCATTTGAACATGCTTTTCATTTTTGCTTAAATGTCTACGTTTTTGTTCGCAGATGTGAACTACTAAAGTTTTTTCTTTAGCAAATAATTTTTCACAATGTTCGCATTTAAAATTTAATTGCATTGACTTGCTTTTTATCCCAACCAAGTGTCGCACAGTATTCCTTAATTTCTTTGTCAGTAGTTACAGTAGCTAATGTTTCAACATCTGCTATTTTCATATTAGGAAATAGTTCCGACAAAAATTCAACCTTTTTATTCTTTTGTTTCTTTAAAGGAATCCATTCGTGAAATTGAGTTTTTTTACTTTCATGACTACACATACATAAAGTTTGCCAAACTAACTTGGGATGTTTTTGAATGTCATTCCAGTGCTTGTTATAAAATTCGTTTGTAGTTAACAGGAAGTGTTCTTGCAACTCTTTATTATTAGATTTAACATTACTGATGTAACGATTAAGATTCCAAAAGTCGCCTTTAATTTCTTTTCGACCTTCCTCAGTAACAGCATCCCATAGGTCCATAAGACCCAAGTCTACTGCCGGAATCATATCCTTAAAAAGGTCTACGTGTTTATTTTGTCCCATTTTCTTTGCTCAAGTGATACAATATTTTAACACGTTCTAGGGCATCTTGTAAAGTGATATTTGTTTTTGCAGCTTGTCGAATATCACCCCATAACTTGTTTTCCATTATGTGTTCGTGCAACGGTCTTCTGTCATCCGTTCGAGCATCGAATCGGGGCGATTCTCCAGGATCGTAATTCCACCCAATTGGTTGTCTAGTACTAGGATCAGTTCCCGTTTCATGAGCATACACGGTGCCTTGCTCTCGCTCGTACACGTAAGATGCTCCTGGTTTAAGGTTTCCCATTCTTTGCATGTCCAACTGTTTCGCGTTCAATGTCGTTATGGTCAAATTCTGCCCAATACAATTCAAAGGCAACACAATCGGTAACCGCTTCGAACTGATGATACTCTCCGGGTGCAACTTTGGTATAATCACCTGCCTTTAACAAGGTTTCGTCTACTAGATCATAATTATTCTTCCATACTCGAATAATCATTTCACCTGATTCAACAAAAAATCCGTTCCATTTAAACTTGTGTTTGTGCTTGGAACACACTCCGCCGGCCTTGGCTTCAATGCGGTGAAATTCTAGTACACCATTAGCTTCTAGCAATTCAGTCTGTCCCCATACTTTTCCTGCTTTCATATTAGTCCTTATAATATTTTATCTAATTGAATTACTTCACATTGTCTTGATACTTCTTTAACAAAGTAAACACACGGAGGGCTATCGCCGTCGTGTAAAGGCACTGTTAGTAGTTGGCCATTTTTCATCTTTGGAAAATACCAACGAACGTCTTGATAGATATTTACAATTTCAATTGGTCGAAATTCAACTTTAAATCCGTTAATAGGATTAAAACACATTGCATCAAATCCACGTTCGTTAATACTAGTTAATGGTAAAACTTCTGGATCGAGCCCGCAATCTTTGTCACCAACTACCATACACCAGTCTAAAGGCATTTGGACTGCATAGCCTCCAACATTTAATAAAATAGCAGGACTATTAAATGATTCAAGAAAAATTAGCGGCATAAAGAAAAAATCTGGTTCATTAGGATTTGAATTATCTAACACACTAAATCGTGTATCTTCATCTACCTCATCCGGTAATTCGTTTAGATCAAAAGATCTATTGTTCAGTGTTAAAATTCTCATATGGTTACCTTGGTTACTGTAAAGGGATACTTTGCATCCTTGTAAAACTTTTTGCGCTCTGTTAGATGCCGCTTGCTATATTTGCAGGCACTAGTTATGTCCCAGATCTCTACATGATCCTTGTCTTCTGCTTTTCTAATACCTCGCCCAATACTCTGTATAACTCTGACAAAGCTCTTTCCGGGCTCAAGAAGAACCAGATTAAAAATCCTAGGGATATTAATACCCACAGCGGCCACACCGTAAGTCGCCACAATAATCTTGTCATCACTAGTTTTAATTTCATCATACTCTTCTTTCCTATCGTCTAGTTTCATTCCGCCACTAACGAATACAGCCTCGGGCAATCGTTCTATTAATTTATTGCCGGTATCAATTCTATTAATTAATACTAGAGTATTTCCACTTAGTGATAATGTTTTAATTTTGTTTGCAATCCAAGTTAGTCGATCATCGTCTGTTACTAAAAATGAGTATTCGTCTTGGAAGCTTCTAAAAACTTGAACCTCATTTGTCTGTAATACATTAATATTCAGTTGTGCAAGAACACCTTTTTCCTGTAAATCGTGTGCTGACACTTGATTAATTACCGGACCAATACTGGCTAAAATACCTTGAAATTCAAATGCTTCTTTAGGTACTGTTCCGGTAAGTCCCCAACGAATCGCACAGTTTCTAAAGTTGATTGTTAGCAATTTTGTTAGCACTTCGGCTTTAGCTTGATGCACTTCATCAATGATTATGGCGGTTACACCCTCAGTAAATTCTGCTAAAGATAGCGCATCTGTGTCATAACTTTTCTTGTCTAATACGTTAAGACTTTGCCAAGTACAAATGGTATGGGTCTTGCCTAATTCTTTGCGATCACCAAAGTATACTCCAACATCAAGTCCAAGATTTTTATAATCTTCTTCAGTTTGTACAACTAGTGATTTGTTAGGAACAATAACCATTGTACGGCCATAAGGCTCACAAAGATGACTAAGCGTAGCAGTAGTAATTGTTTTGCCGGCACCTGTAGCTACCTCCTGTAATGCTTGAGGATTTTCTAAAAACTTGTTAACAACATCATACTGGTAATCACGCAGTATGATAGGCTGACCTGCTTGAGGATGCCCTTTAGGCCAAGTCTTTCCTTGATCCGACCAATAGTTTTCTGTAACGTTAGTAAATGTAAATGTATTATGATTGCGTAAATCTTCCACATCAATTTCATATCCTGCATCTTCTATGATGGGTAATATGACATCCAAGTGTGCAAGATAACCAGTACCACCAATACCAAAATAAGTTTTAGTTCCATCCCATCGGCCTAATTTATATGCTGGCATATGTCTTGCATATGGCAGATCGAACTTTAATTTGTTAACAATCTTGCGCCGTATTTCTACACTAAGCCCATCAATCTTAATGTTTACTTCATCTCTAATTGTAAGTTTACAAGTCGACAATATTTTTTTCCTTAGTGATAGATGGCCTCAGTTTGTCTAGATAAATTACACAAGGATGATTACTAATCCACGATTGCGTAATTATGCTACTAGGTGGAAACGGCTTATTCACAACTATAATTTTAACATCTATCTTATCTTTAAACAACCACTTAGGGGGTTTATTTTTAAAAATTAGTAGCCGTGCATTATCGATTGGTCCGCCCAGATTATTATTTTTAATCCAATCATTGAATTTGGGATTTTCATCGTTTCGTGTTCTAAAACAAACTCGGATTTCTTCAGAGTTTACATCATTTTTCTTCGAAGTATCGATAAACTTTTCAATCCATGCTTGTGGATCAGCATTGTCATCGACAATAACACAAACCACCCCTGATATGTTTTTATAGATAGTAAAAAATTTTTCAATATCTTTCAACCAAAATTTCGTTGCATGTTCAGAGGCGATTTTTTCCACCAAATTTTCAGGTTTTGTGATTTTTTCTAATCTGAACCCAAGATTTTTTGCTAATAGTAAATTATCAAAGATATTTTCTTTTTTATTTTTTTCAAAGTATGTTTGTGTAGACTCGTTTGAGTTTTTTAAAACAACTTCGTTATCAGAAACCATGCAGTAGGGTAAAAAATTCACAGATTCTTGCCAAATTTCTTCCACAGTAGCAGCATAATCCAAGAACGTGTTATCAATAATAAATCCGTTATCTGAAATAAATTTTTGCAGTAATATTAGATTAATATCGTATATGGAAAATTTACGAACTCGTTGTTCTGGGTCCCAGAATGAACGATCATCAGTTAGTGATGGTTGAACTTCCTTGTTAAATTTGTCTTTTAATGCAAACGGATGCTTGAGACAGATCCACTGTTTTCCAGCATTATCAATTTCTATATAAATCTTTTTTGTGTCATCGAGAATCCGAAAAGGTTGCCGCCATTCAGGCTTAACTAAATTTTCTTTGTAATTAAATTCCAGCGAACTGACATATGTTTTGTATTTTTCTAACAATTTTAACATAAACCGGCTTTGAGATTCAGTTACATTGTTTCCCGCACTAATTAAATTATAAAAACTTGCACTTGCTAATATATCTTGTTGTGACACTGTTGTGACACTAACCAGCCTATTGTGGAATTCTAGAAAAATATCTTCAATGTAGGTAGGTTTGTCCATACTATATAATAACACATAAACTTCTATATGTCAACAACTATATAGTTGCAATTAGTCGCGATTGTGGGATGCCTAATCTCAATTCTTGTAGAGTCCACTCTGTATGAGTTAATTTTAAAAACCACTCTTCTCGTGGAGGTAGACAAATATTTTCTAAATTCTCTATAGTTCCACTAATTGAATGAGCCAGACTACTTTCACCGCAAATTATTGGGGTACCGTGAATGGCTGCTTGAACAGCAGGCCCACTATTATGATTTATAACACAATGATAATTATAGTCAATGTCAAAATTGTCATAGCTGTCCGGCAATTTTTTTGGAGTTTCTATTTCTACTCCATCTAACAAAGTTATTTGTATTGGAGATCTTGGATGTGGTCTTACAATAATTTTTCTGTCCGAATATTGTCTAATTTTTTTAACAGTTTTTTCTATCCATTTTTCCATTGTCGGCATTCCTTCCCACTGCAGGCTATGTTTATGCTGACTAGCTATTAAAATACCGTTTGATCGACTTTCAATGATGGGTTTTAATTTAATTTTTAATTTTTCTGGTCTATCTCTATCTAAATTTTCTTGATTGGCAAAAATACCATTTCCGTTGATATTTCCCAAGCTCAATCTCCAGGTAACTCCTCGTAATAAATTTCCTACTTCAATAATCATTATTGGAACATTTTGAGTTATACAATTTCGATATACAATTTGATTCTTTAACATACGCCCTTGCCAAAGGACTGACCATATAACTGCAACATCTTCGTTAGTATCGACTATTTCGTGACCCAATGCAAGCACTCCAGCAGAAAATGCATCAAATACAGGTTGGCTGTTGAGAGCGCCGAATTGTCGATAAATTTTTAGTCGCATTTTATGGATTATAAATAACACAGTATTTAATTGAAAACATGAGTGACGTTACTAAAAAACTTAAGAAATTTGCTAGGTCTACGCAAACAGCTATTGCTGTCGAAGCGTCTGACGACATGTTAATCCCGTTGTCGGCAGCGTTTGGAACGGTTTTTGCATTTTCTGTAACCGTGCCTTTAGTTAAGAAAAAAAATATTGTTTATCGAGAACAAATAAGCGACATTGGTCTAATGCCTGAATCGGGTCTAATATATGTAGAACCCGCTGGACTGCGCCATTTGCCCGAATTTCGATCAATATTTCAACACCACAAACCAACACTCATGATTTGGTCTGGCGAACATCTTGATAAAAAAATTACCCGCTGGATAGTGGATCAAGCACATTACGAATTAGTTGATTTAGCAAAGCGACATCAATTATGGAAATTTAAACAATAGGATAAAGTATGAAAAAAATTGCATTTGTTACTGGGATGACTGGACAAGATGGACCATATCTTGCAAAATTACTTGTAGAAAAAGGATACAAAGTATACGGACTTGTAAAAAGGTATTCAAATCCTAATCTTGAAAATATTAAATTTCTTGGCATTGAAAACGATATTGAGCTCATTACTGGAGACATTACAGACGACGGATGTATGAATCATTTGGTAAAAAGTTTAAAACCAAATGAGTTTTATAATCTTGCTGCGCAAAGTTTTGTCGGAGCTAGTTGGGATTTAAACAAAATGACCACTGAAGTAAATGCTGTTGGCGTGTTGAATATTTTAAATGCTGTCAAACAACACAGTCCAGACACACGCTACTATCAAGCCAGTACTAGCGAAATGTTTGGCAATAGTAGGGGCGGTCAACAAGATGAACTGACCCCTTTTCACCCACGTAGTCCTTACGGTGTTGCCAAATTATACGCATACTGGATGACTGTAAACTTCCGAGAAAGTTATAGCCTACATGCATCAAATGGTATTTTGTTTAATCACGAAAGTCCTATTAGAGGCAAAGAATTTGTCACACGCAAAATTACAGACGGCGTTGCTCGTATTAAACTTGGCCTACAAGACAAAATTATTCTAGGAAATCTAGATTCTAAACGTGACTGGGGATTTGCAGGAGACTTTGTTGAAGCCATGTGGCTAATGCTACAGCAACCAGAGCCAGGCGATTATGTTATTGCCACTGGAGTACAATATACCATTGGTGATCTATTAGAATGTGCATTCAAACATGCTGGTATTGATAACTGGAAAAACTATATTGAGACTAATCCAGCATTTGTGCGTCCAGCAGAATTACATAGTCTGTGTGGTAATCCAACTAAAGCAGAAACTGTATTAGGATGGAAACGTAAAACAGATTTTGATGGGCTTGTTAAGATGATGATAGAAGCTGATATCAATCGATACGGTGGGACAACTCAACCAGAGTGGACATTACAAACCAAATGAAAATAGCTGTCGTTAGTACATTCCACAAAAAGGGTTACGATCAGTATGCTCGTAAAATGATTCAAACTTTTATTAAAACATGGCCGAGTGACGTAACTCTATATGTATATCCCGAAGATCATCAAGTAGAAGAAATAGCACCTAATCTAGTTGTTAGAGATTTACATAGTTCTATTCCAGAGTTAGTTGCCTTTAAAAATAAATGGAAAGATGTACCTAAAGCAAATGGCCTCGAACCCATTCCGCCAATTATTCCAGGAATTAAAAAACAACCAGGATTGGGATTTAGGTGGGATGCTATCAGATTTAGTCATAAAATTTATGCAGTATGTCATGCTGCTCGAAATACCGATGCTGATGTATTATTTTGGATGGATGCTGATATGGTGTGCCACACTCCTATAGCACACGACTTTATTCAACGCATGGCTAGCCCTGCAATCGGGCTTGGATTCTTAGGACGTGAAAAGAAGTTTACCGAATGCGGTTTATATTCTATGAATTTACGCAATTCAGCTACCCAAGAATTTTTAGTTGAGTTTCAAAAAGCGTATGATACTGGTAGACTATTTGAAATGAGTGAATGGAATGATTGTTGGGTGTTTGACGAAGTTCGCAAAGAAGTGAAACACCGCAATCCTAGTTGGCAATGGTACGACTGGAGTCAGGGATTAATTAAAGGTGAAGGGCATCCATTAATTAATAGTGCGTGGGGGGCATATTTGGACCACCTTAAAGGTAATCGCAAAGATTACGGCAAGAGCAAAACTTCCGATCTAATTAAAGCTAGACGAGAAAGCTATTGGGTTACTCATCATTAAAAAAATCTGACTTAGCAGCTTTTGCTTTATAATGGTGAAGGTATGGTGCTAATATTGTGTGGCCTATAGGAGTACGATAGGGTTTTTTGAAATCTTGGCACAAATCTATAATTTTATTTGATGTTTCAAATTCTTTTGCAACTGCACCTAACACTTCGCCGTCGTAAAATCTTCTAATATTCTTATCAAGTCTTTTATTATAATACTCTGCGTATCTATCTGCAAACTGATGAAAGCTTTGATGTTCAGTATTAACTGCAAAAACTCCACTTTCGGCGCTAGGCACTAAAGAACTTTGTAAATTTGCTTTGTCTAGATGATGCCATACTCTCATGTATGTCAACAATGTATCAGTTGGACATAAATTTTTTATAATCTCAATTGGTACGTCTTTTAACGTTAGTACATCAGCATCTATCCAAATAATTCTGTCAGCAGTTGAATTTTTAAAAGCATGAATTATACTGTATGCTTTTTTAGAAAAAATCTTTACTCGATTTTTGTACTTTGGGTCTTTTTGAAAATTTTCGTAGTCGACGCCTAGTTCTGTAAAAGATATTTGTTTTATTCTATCTTGTTCAGGCAATTGAAATTCTTCTACGTAACAGGTTAGTTTTAAATTAGTTGGCCAGTATTTTAACCATGTTTCTACACATTCTTTACCAATGCCATTATAATATCGTTCATTAAAACTTGTAATGATTTCAATTTTCATACGTACTTCCTCATATGCCGCCAGGCATCTCCATTTGTTATTTCTTCAAAGTTCCAATGGAACATTGCTAACCGTTCGGCCCATTTTTGTCTATCTGGAAGATTGGGATTTTCTATTTGTGCAAGATCTAAATTTGCAATTTCTGCGCATTGACTTCTTTCAGGATCTGTAACAAATACAGGATACCCTTCAATAGCAGCACCAACACCTGGGCTTGAATTATGATTTACCACAGCCCAACAGTTTTTTAAATCATCAACTAATGATGTTTCTGGTTTAGATAATCGAACTCCTTTTAACAATCCAATTTTTTTCATTAGGTTGTTAGGGCTTAGATAATCTCGTGATCCCCTGTCTCCAGGATGAGCACGAATAACAATTTCTCTGTCAGTATGTAATTTTAATTCGCGGACAATTTTTGCAGTCCAGTCCACAACATCATATGACCCCATACTCCATCCACCATTACGCTGTAAACATAATAAAATATGGCCGCCGGTATTTCTGTATTCTTTTAAAGGAACATTTAAATTATGAGAAAGTTTTGTCCAGCGACTGGGGTCAATATCTTTGTCACAATAATTGCCGGTGTTTGGAAAGACTCCATCAAAACTGTAACGCAAATAGTGTCCGGGATTTGTTGTATTTTTATACAAAAATAAATTACTATCTGCTAGTAAAATACGCTTTCCTGTAACATGTTGTGTGTCTATAATATTTTTTCTAAATGTCAAATGCGGTGTATTTTTTGAATTTTCATGCACCCAGCCTACCATGACAGCAACGTCACATTCTATTAACGTCATTTGGTTATGTATTACTACCTCATCTTCAGAAGTTGCTACTCCGGTTGCAAACCGAGAAAGTATTTCTCCCTTCTCTGAATTTTTATTGTTTGGAGGCAAACAACTTAGATAGGCAACTATTTTCATTTTTTCTTCTTTTCTTTAACTGGCCGACCGGCAGAATCGTTTAAGAGATTTTTATTATCAATTCCAAGATAATGTTTAAAATTATCTTTGAGATAGCTATTTTCCATGGCATATCGATTTATAATATCAGAATGCGTTGTAGTCCATGTACTAAAATGAGGGACATATGTTTTCATTTTCCATTTATTTCGTAGCTCGGTAACAGCATAATGATCATACGGCTGTGGCAAGTTGTAAATCCTACCATCGTACCACATCAACGAATAATCTCTAATAAATTCTTCAAAATGTTCATGTCTTGTATTAAATGCTACAATACCGGTATCGATAAAATCTTTTCCATGAAAGTCATCGCCACAGTTTAAAGTTCCCCACAGATCCTGTCTAGGATGCAATTTTTCAATAGCTTCTGATTTTGTTAGTCGTTTGGTTAGCATAATGTCAGCATCAATCCAAACTACTAAACCTCTATATTTTCTTGCAGCCCATATTTGAACCCGACTCTTTTTCCAGAAACGATCTGCTTTTGTGCCACCCATGCCTTCTTTAATCCACGGATCTTCCGGAGTCACTACATCCTTCCAAAAATTAAATACTTTTCCAAATCCTAAATCGACAGGTTTATCGTCCCATACAATAACAAGATCGCCCGGTAGGTCTCCCCACGACGGCATTGTTAGATTGGCAATTTCTTCATAGTAAGATCTAGATAAAGAAGTGACCCAAGTTATTGCGGTATGGGTTTGTGTATTGTTTAATGCTAATTCTTGTGTATAATCTATTAGGTATTGATACCAGACATCTTTATATTCACAATCTTTGTAGGCAGGAAACCATGGGCCGCCTTCAGTCCAATGATACGCAACTGGTTTACCGACCGCACTTTCTTTATTCCACCCAACTAAAAAATTATATCGTATATCTAATTCGCCAATTTCATCGTCATTGAGCCATTCAAATCTATGTAAGAACTGACCGGAGGCCGAGTTAACTTTATCAAGTGTTAGAGTTTGATTTTGCGGGTGCGCACAATTCCATAGCACCATACTTGACCAATTTTTTCTAGGATACTGCGTTTGTTGAGCTCCGTCCATCTTAGTAGTACTACTTGGCGTATGATTGTGCTTTACTACCATTACTGCATATTTAGGATCTGTTTTTTGAAACAACTGTTTAATATCTTCAGTCCAAACAAAATCACAATCACAAAATAATGCCCACCCTTTGTACTCCATCAAGTATGGAACCATGAATCTAGTAAAGGTAAATTCTGTAGAACTTAATTCATCTTTGGCTCTAGTATAGTGCCCTTCTTTACGTAGTACATCTTGTTTCAAGGGTTTAACTTCAGCTTCGGGTGTGTGTTTGTATATAGAATATTCACATACTCGATAAGCAATATCCTCTCGGCTGTCATAACCAATAAAAATTGGTAACATATCATAATCCATTTAATAATCTCCAAGCGTCACCATTTTTTAATTCGTCGATATGATATTGACCATAGGCAAGATGGGAAGCCCATGCATACACTTTATCTTTGTCAGGATAATAAGGTGTTTCTATTTTACTTAAATCTTGTAAGCATACTGGACTGGCAGCGTTTGATGGTGCCAGTGTAAATGAGGGAATGCCATGCAGAACAGCTTCTGTTGCTGCAACACTGTTGAATGTGACTAATGCAAATACATCTCTATCAAGTGCATCTTTTAGTGTATTATGTTCTACCCGTGCAATTCTTTCTTTAGCCCGTTCTCTAACTTCAATAGGTCGATCGGTATATTTTTTTATTGTCTCAATAGTTTCGCTGACCCACTCGTCAAGATTGATTCCGTAAAAAATACAAGGTTTTTCATCTGGTTTAGCAATTAGAATTTTGCTTCCGTCTTTCTTCCACTTGCTTATTGGAATATGTAATCTTTCAAATCTATCACCCGGTCTTGGAACTATGTTGCCGTGTTGCAAATCATTTTTCACCACGCGGTGCCAGTGTTTCCAGCCCATGGGGTTTAACGGACTTTTTTGATTTCCTAGATATCCGGTATCCATATAATAAAAATCTCTGCCACCTAACCAGCAGCGTTTCATAATTTTATGTTTTAAAATACCACGCATTACTATCGGGTGGTCAGGAGTATCTTCATAGTTAAACTCGTCCGAAGAAACAACACGTCCGCCACTTCCAATAGCAAACATATTAATATACTCATCTTTGCCTTCCTTACTAAGGAAGATCCAATCGTTTAATTTCATTTTCGTTCAATGTCCTCTTCAACGCATTGTTCACCGTATTGTATTTCTACAATCTTGCACGGAACTTTAAATGGATTAGTTAATTGGTGCCATTCGGTGACAGGAATTTTAAATTCTTGATGTTTAGTTAAATGCTTTGATGGCAATGCATACCCGTTCGGCATCATAGAGTTAACTACACACTCACCTTCACTAACCATCCAGTACTCTGCACGTAATTGATGGCGTTGCATACTCAGACTTTTACCAGGTTCCACAGTAAGCTCTTTAACTTTCATACCAGCCACTTCATGTAGCACACGATAGTAGCCCCACTGGCGTAGAGTCTTAGGAGCTTTCCATTCTTGTAAAATCCAAGAACTTGAATTTGCTTTATTAAAGCCGCCGACACCAAATGCAAACTCAATATTATTGTCGGCTAAATCCATCTCTGGAATATTTTTATCTGTTCTATCGCCGCCGTTGGCAAATACAATTTTATCGTTGGGATATATTGATCTTACTTTTCTAATAGCGTCTTTTGCACTACCGTCTGAGTCGTCAAAGTTGATAACACGGTCTACATCTTTAATAGCACTTAGAATACTAGCACGTTCGTCCCAGGGCATAAACTCTTGCCCCTTTTTACGGCGTAACCAGGTATCGGAGTTTGCTCCCACGATCAAAACATCGCCTAGTTTTTTAGCCTCTTTAACGTAATTAATATGACCTGAATGAATGGGGTCAAATCCACCTGTTGCAATTACAATTGTTTTCATGCAGATATTTATCTGGGTATATTATAGTGATAAATATTTTATAAGGAAGGCACAATGAAAGAACCTAGACTCAGTCGTATATTTTTCGATACCATTTGGAAAGAAAACCCTGGATTTTATGTAGAGATCGGTGCATGGGATGGTCGAAAGAAAAATAGCACTATTATTTTAGAAAATGCAGGTTGGGACGGAGTTTGCATCGAAGCGTCTCCTCCAAGTTACGAACAACTAATTCAAAATAGAAAATGTCGTTGTATAAATGTTGCTGTATACGACCATGACGGAGAAGTTGATTATGCTCTTTTTCCAGACAAACCAGAGTGGAACGGAATTGTTGAATCATACGACGAGTTACATCGAAAACTATTAGAAAGTAGCTCATCGACCGTAGATACCTATACATCGTCCCAGGTCAACGTGATTAAACTTTCCTGCAAATCTTGGAATAGTTTAGAACTTCCGTTACACATTGATTATTTACAGATCGATGTAGAAGGAGCCGAGCTTCCTATATTAAAATGTATCGACTGGACGGAGCAGAGGATTTCTTATATTTGTCTTGAAGATAATGCTTATCAACGAGGCGATAATACATATCATAATTATATGTCAGAATTGGGGTATACGTGTATACTAACACACGGTGTCGACTTTCTTTGGTACAAGGAATAATCCCGGACTAGTATGCAAAATAATTTCTCAAATGACGATTTGAACAAACTAGCCGAGTTATTAACTCCCTTAATTAGTCAACGACTATTAAGAACTCCATCCTTTTGGGGATCAACAAAGCGATTACGCTGTGGGGCAAGTGTCGAGTTAGTTAATACTTTTTTTAACCTCTCTTCAGGAACCGTAGTTATAGGCGATCATACTTTTTTTGGAAATCATGTATCGGTACTAACTGGAACCCACGATATTACTCAAAAAGACCAAATTAGAAAACAACATCCTAAAGAAGGCGGTGATATAGTTATCGGTAAAGGTGTATGGATATCCAGCCATTCGGTTATAATGGGACCATGCACTATCGGTGATTATGCTGTAATAGGAGCCGGATCTGTACTTTTGCCGGGAGTATACGAAGGCGGATATCTGTACGCTGGATCTCCTGCAAAATCTAAGAAACGTATTGATTTTAATAATTAAGGAATGAATGTGACCAATTGGATAGACAATTATAATTTATTATACAAAGAAAAACTTTCTTTAAAGATTAACGGACCAAAACGAGGATTAAAAGTAAACCCTTACGATCGAAGTAAAGGGTTTTCAATTATTTTTGAAGAACTTTTTAAAATAAAAGAAAAAGAATTTCAAATTATTGAAACAGGAACTGTTAGAGATCCAGGAAATTGGAGAGATGGCAACAGCGGATTTTTATTTTCTGAGCTAGTCAAACAACACGACGGGTTTGTAAGATCTGTAGATATATCCCAACAAGCAGTCAATATTGCTAATCAGTTTATAGATAATCGATACTATAAATCTGTTTGTAGTGACAGCGTGGACTGGCTTAAATCGTTACGTGACTTGGAAAATGTTGATCTTTTTTATTTAGATAGCTACGATGTTGATTGGCAAAACGATAAACCAAGCGCCAATCATCATTTACAAGAGTTTTTAGCAATCGAACCTTATCTTAAAAATTGTGTTGTTGCAATTGATGACAATTCTTTTTTACTTAACGGAACTAGAACTGGTAAAGGACGTGCAATATATCAGTACCTGCAAAATAAAAAAATATATCCAATATTTGACGAATATCAAATAATCTATATATTTAAAAATTAAGAAGTTTTGGTTTTATTTTTATATTTTAGTCCCTGAACATCTTTAAAATACATTTTACCTGTGCCCATCCAGTGTTCGAAATATTTTGATAAATGGCTAATAGGTAGCGGAAATCTTGAATGTATCGGAGTCATTGATTTATATACTGCTGGATTTAAATCTCTAAGTAACCCATAAATTACTTCGTCGCTCCATGCAGGATATTCGAATAGATTGAGATCTGAATAAACTTCTTTTAATTTAGAAAAATGCGTGTTTGCATATTGATGGTCTAAATCATAAAATATAATTCCAGTTTCTGGAGCTGAATGCATACCGTCTTTGCTTTTATGAATATATTGATCTCTTCCTAAATATCCACTGAACATTCCAGCTATTTCTTTTTCTACCAAATCAACAGGCGGCATGCTTAAAAATTGAACATCGGCATCTAGCCAAATAACATAACCGGATTTTAATTCTTCAAACGCAGTAATTTGTGCCCACGATTTATGACAAAACTTTTCCCATTGTTTTAAATGCCCTTTGGGTGGAGTGTTTTTTATTCCTGTTGTGTTGACCAAATCTATCCATGCATGTTTTTCAGGACAATCTAGTTTTATATCTTCACCAATATCAACTTCGGCATCAACAGTAACTAATTTCCAATTACTAGGCCAATTCTTTTTCCAAGATGCAACAGTTTTTTCAGCATATTCTTCGTAATTGGTTTTACTAAAAGTAGTAATTACAAATGTATCTTTCATAGATTGTTCTTCCAATATTCTGAATTTTTAATCCAGTTATAATATATCTCAAAACCCTCGGCTACATCAACTTTTGGATCAAATCCAAAATCTCTGCGAGCAGCATCAATGTTTAGAGCACCTCTGCTGGGAAAATCCAAATCACGATTGCCTACAATGATGTCACCCTTACCTGCAACCTTGACTGCTAGATTGGCAGCATCTAATAGGCTGTGGCTGTGGCTTTTGGTAATGTTATAGGTCTTGTTGTCTGTGCGATCAGAAAGAGCGGCAGCAACAATTCCGTCGGCAGCATCGTCTACATAGGTAAAATCTAGTGTTTCGCTGGCACCGTTGACTTTGAGTGGAATGCCTCGCATGGCATTGAGAATAAACTTGCTTATCACACGGTCTTCTACATCAAGGGGACCGTAGACTGCACTGGGTCGTATGATAGTATAAGCAAGATTAGTACGACGAGCATAATCTTTGACCAACCATTCCCCTGCTAGTTTAAGAATACCATATTGTCCTTGCGGGCTGCACTCTGCATCTTCTGTGACATCATCTTTGAAATCACCGTAGACCATTGAACTTGAAATATAGATAAATTTTCGAACTTCATACATGTTGCTGTGGTCCAGGAGATTCAACAAGCCTTCTGACATGGTTCGGCTGCCGCGGCCTGGGTGAGCATTCACTACCTTCTGTCGGGGGAAACTGGCCATGTGTATGACTATTTCGGGCTTATCGATACTAAAGCATGACTCCATGGTCCATTTATTCACAATGTCAAGACAATAGTATTTTGTCAAGTCTAATCCCTGTGAACGTTGTGCTATAAGATAATCGATTTCTTCCTGAGGAATAATGTCGTAATTGGTTTTTGTATCAATGATACTTACTGTGTGGCCCTGTGTCTGCAGTCGTCGAACTACGTTATGACCAATAAGCCCTAATCCACCTGTTACTAAGATGTTCATAGCGATGCGTCTTCTAATCCAGACACTCGTAGTTTAACAATATTGCTTAAATGCCATTGTTTCTGATCGAGTGCTTTAATAATACCCAACCACTTGTTACGTAATAGAGCAAAGTCGTTGATAATCTTTTCAAAATCTACAACGTCAGCTTCACCTTCAACGAACTTTTCACAGTCCCTTGAAGATAAAGCTCGTTGATAGTTTTCAAGATACTTGCGAAAGTGTTGACTACGAAGTCTACGAAGTTCAATGTTTAAGTACTCAAGGATACCTTCAATTTCTTGAAGTTGATTAAAGCGTTCTTCCACAATG